GTGCGCTCCAACACGGCGATGGCGGTGAAGTCCTGCGCCGGGCCGACGTCCAGGCCCGTGGTGTAGCGAACAGTGTCGGGAGTCTCGCTCACGCTCGCTGCCGGAGCCGCCGAACAGATCGAGGACGTTCTCGCCGGGCTTCGACGAGTACTCCATCGCGCGCGTCGCCAGCTCCACTGGTTTTTCGGTGAGGTGGATCATCGACTGCGGGTTGACCTTCTTGACCGCCCACAGGTCAGTGGCGTTGGCCGGCCCGTAGAACTGGTGGGCGGCGCCCTCACGCCAACCGTAGAAGCACCACTCGTGCGCGCCCATGTAGTCCTTGCGGGTGAGTACGGGGTGCTGCTTGTCCCAGATGACCGACTGGCTGAAATAGAGTCCCGCGGCCTTGAGGGCGCCAGGATAGTTGGCGCAATTCGCGTAGCCGCCCCAAATGTAGAACGACCTGCCCGGCAACAGTACACGCGAGATGTTGCCGAACCAGGCGTTCAACAGCCGAGCGAATTCCTCGTCGCTGACGAAGTCGTTGGCCAGCGGTCGGTCCTTCGGGCGCAGTTTCTTGGTGGTCGGCTGTGCTTTCTCGGGGAAGCGTTCGACATCGAGCTTCTGGTGGTGAGTTGTTTCGAAGGAGGACAGACCGGCCGCGATAGCGTTGTTCGAACGGGGTTCGACCTTCACGTTGTACGGCGGATCGGTATTCACCAGGCAGATTGGACTGCCTTCGAGTAGACGATCGACATCCTCGGGCTTGGAGCTGTCCGCGCACAGAAGACGGTGGTTGCCGAGTATCCACAGGTCGCCCGGTTGCGTGACCGCCTCGTCGGGCGGCTCGGGGACCGCGTCCGGGTCGGTCAGTCCGTCAATTGGTGGCGACATGAGCTGCAACAACTCATCTGCCGAGAAGCCGGTCATGTCGAGGTTGAAGCCCGCATCCTGCAGGGCCATCAATTCCTGGGGCAGCTTGTCTTCGTCCCAAGTCGCGATCGCGGCTGTCCTATTGTCTGCCAGGCGGTAGGCCCGAGCCTGCTCAGGTGAAAGCCCGATGGCCACGTGGACCGGAACGAACTCCATCCCTAGCTTGGCAGCCGCACGGTAGCGGGTGTGGCCGACGATGATCACGTCGTGCTCGTCGGTCACGATCGGCTGGCGGAAGCCGAACTCCTCGATCGACGCCGCCACGGCATCGACCGCATTGTCGTTGTGCCTGGGGTTGCCCGCGTAGGGTTTGATGTCCGCCAGTTTTCGCATTTCGATTTGCATGTCTCGTCTCCTCGGTTCCGGTGCAGTTGTGGGTCGTAGCAGATTGTCAGAGTCGCCAGCAAAACGGCCTAGCCACCGCATCCCACCCGCGGGTCAGATTCCCTGAAAAAAAAAGACTGAAAAGGTCGTGGAAATAGCTTGAGGTGCTTCCCGACACCGAGGTAACTGTCGCATCGCGGTTACGCACGTAGCGGAGCCGCAAGCCTAAACCTGCCTGCGGAGCACGAACATGTGGAAGAAAAGCATCGACCTGCTGACGAACATCAAGCTGGGTACCCGCGTGCGTCACGTTGAGGACGGAGTCGAGGGACGCATCGTCTGGGCGAATGCCGCGGTGGTGAAGATTCAGTGGGACGACGGCGAGAAAGTTTCGTGGAAAAGAGCGGAGCTGGGAGCGAAGGGAGTGGTGGTTATCGATTCGAACGACACGCCCGAGCCGGGGGCAGCCGAGGCCTACGCGCCGCCCGTGGACGAACCTACCCGATCGGGCCCGGAGCGTCAGCAGCAGGCGCCCGAGGTCACGGCCCGGGAGGCCAACGAAGCGCCAGTAGTGGCGATGTTGTCCGAACCCTCCCCGGCGCCCGAGTCTTCCCCGCAACAAGCCGTGGACGCCAAGCCCGCCAAGAAAGCTCGCACGCGGAAGCCCAAGGCCGAGAGCGCCGTGGCCCCGAAGAAGCCGAGCGCCCTGGATGCCGCCGCGAAGGTTCTCGCCGAAGAGATGCGGCCCATGGGCACCCAGGAACTGATCGGCCTCATGGCGGCGAAGGGTTACTGGACGAGTCCTGGCGGTAAGACGCCGGCCGCGACGCTCTTCAGCGCCATCCTTCGGGAATTGGGGACCAAAGGTGAGGCAGCGCGATTCGTGAAGGTCGGCAAGGGTCAGTTCGCCCGGCGGCCGCAGGCGTAATCCCGACACCACCAACCCTGGGAGACCACCATCATGTCGGGATTCGCCAAACCCACGTCGTTGAAGTCCGCTCTGAAGATGGCGCTCTACGGCCCCGCAGGTTCGGGAAAGACATTCAGCGCACTTCTCCTTTCCGAGGGACTGGCTCACCACTGCGGACGGCGCGTCGCCGTCCTCGACACCGAGCAAGGCACGGCCTTCTACTCGCAGGCCGTGCCGAACCGCAAAGCCCACCCGCAGGCGTTTGATTTCGACGTCCTGCACACCAGATCCGTCACCGAGACGTTGTCCGCGTTGCAGGCTCTGGATCCGGAAAAGTACGGAATCGTTGTCATCGATTCGATTTCGTGCCTTTGGGATGCGTGCCGCAATGCCTACAACGGAAAGCTGACGCGACAGGGCGGTATTCCGCTGCACGCCTGGGCTGTCATCAAGAAGCCGTATCGGACACTGATGACCTTGCTGTTGGCGCTGCCCGTGCACGTGATCATTTGCGGCCGGCAGGGCATCGATTACGGCGAGGACGAAGGGACAGGAGAGCTGAAACAACTCGGGTTCAGGCTTCGGGCCGAGGGGGAGACGGCCTATGAACCGGACGTTCTGGTGCGCATGGAAGCGCACAAGGCCAGCCGCCGCCAAGGTGCCACCATCCTGGCGCACGTCGAGAAAGACCGCACGGGCGTATTGGCGGGGGCCACGATCGAATGGCCGACCTACGAGAAGGTCGCCAAGCCGCTGCTCGGCCTGCTGGGAACGAAGCATGCGCCAGTGCCGACCGATGACGAAGTAGCGCTGCAGGACGCCGAGGGGCTCGAACGTCGCGAGCAGGAACGTGCGCGAAGATCCGGTGAGGTGGCAACCGAGTACGCGGCGCGGATCGCGTCGGCGGAGACGGCCAGCGATCTGCGCGAGGTGGGGGCGAAGCTGACGCCCGAGGTGAAGGGCCAACTCGTGCTGCCGGACCTCGAACGAGTGCGAGCCTTGTATGCCAAGCGACTGGCCGGACTGAAGTGCCAGCCGGCCGACAGCGGCGCAAACGGCGCGTCGTAGCGTGCTATCGAGTTCGCGCCGCGTTTTCGCCAGGGCCCCCGTGTGGGGCCCGTTCGCGTTGGTCGGGGCGAAACTCCGCTCTTTGGACGACGACGCGTTATAGGCCAACGTCGGCGAACCAACGGCCAACACCGGCCAAGTCTGACCGATCCCCACCCACAAGACGGTCTGCCCCGGGAACCGACTTATTGACTTCTCGCACCGGGCCTCGCGCGTGCGCGCGCAGGCCGGCGCGGGCGGGTGGGGGTACGGGAAGTCAATAAGAGAGAGAAGAAGATATTTACTATTCTTCATCTTCCGACTCCAAACTTCTTGCGCGCTTTTTGCGTTCTTGGGTGTCATCCCACCGTTTTCGCGCGCACACCAGGCACTCATTGGCGGATCCTGGTCGTCAGCAAGTTGCCAGCAGCCGATACAACCTGCTCGGACGTCCGCCGGTGCGGGCCTCGAGGTAATCGATGAGGCGCTGGTTAAGGAGCGTCGTTCGAATGTCTTCATGTTCGCGCTCGCTCCAGGGATGCTTGCGGTTGATCTGCCAGAACGGCATCCAGGCGTCGCCGTGCCTTTCGCGCCAGGTGCGCAGGGTGACCACCAGTTTCTTGCACCGGGCGTCGAAGTCGTTCTCACTAACGTTCTCCCCGGCCATGAACAGCATGCGCCGGGTCTGGTGCTCGACGAACGCGCTGGCCCAGCGCACCGCGTCAACGTCAATCCGCGGTTCGAGGTGATTGACGCTGCAGGCGTAGATGAGGGCCAGGCGACGAGCCTTCTCGTTCGCCCGCGCCCAGATCGCCATGCCAGCGGGGTCGTTCCGGTCTTCCGCTTGGGAATACTGGTCGTCGGCTCGCTGCCGAAACGCCCGCAGCAGCTCGCCTGCCTCGGATGTCTGTTCGACGACCCTGGGGACCGGGTGCTGGTCGGCGATATTGCCCCGTTTCTGCCCGGGCGTGAACTCGACCCACCAGCGTGCCGCCTCGACCACCGATGTCGGCAGCTCACGGACGACGGCATCCTGGCCACGGCCTCGCTTGCCTGTCTCCAGGACCAGCATGCGGGCGAAGAAGCCATTGGTGAGCATCTTCAGCGACAGCGCTTCGTAGTAGTGCTTGGGGATGGCAGTGCCGAAGATGCAGAGGCATGGCTGGTCGATCAGTCCGTGCTCGCGGCCGGCCTTGACCCGCATCGGGTATAACGAGCTGGCGCTCGTGTACATCTTGAGCAGCACGTTCATGATGCCTTCGTGCCGCGCGTCCTTGCCGAGGTTGATCTTGGCCATCAGGCCGTCGATCTCGTCGGTCTGGAACAGCACCGACGGGTGCACGAACAGTCGGTCCTCGATCCCCTCGCCGCTGGCAAACGTATCGCCCAGGCTGTCGGTGGCCCCGGCCTCGAGCAGGATCTTCTGGTTCACCTTGCGCGGGTAGTCCTTGCCTGCACCCGAATTGGCGAGTCCCAGGACGTAGAGGTTGGTGCGGTTGTCGGAGACGTCGCGTACCTTTCGCCCTGCAAGCAACGCCTGCAGTGATAGCGCGCCGCAGAACGCCAGCGTCCGCTCGGGATAGGGCGCCGTCCGGAGCGTGTAGGTCATTACCTCGTCAATAAAGCCGGGTACGCGGAGCAAATGATCGGGGATGGAACCAGGATCGGCCGCATCCGGTGCCTCGTCGTCCTCCGACCGTTCGGCGTACATCTGGTCCCAGTGGTTCTCGGCGAGGGCCACGGCGACCTCGTCGGGCCGGTACCGGGCGACGCTCGCAGCTATCCGCTCGACCTCGCGCGCCGCCAAGGGCGGTGTGCAGCGGTCAGTGTTTACCTGCAGGAGCGCGGCCTCGATTTCAGGCCGAGCCATTCCCACACGTCGCATCGTCCCGGCGAGGCGCGCCAGCGTCGCATTGCGTTGCCCGGCGGGAATCTGGTTTGGCTCGCAGTCACACGCTGATGCGGCCGTGTCGTCGTCCAACCGATCGAGTCGCTCGGCGAGCCATGGCGGTGGCTCGGGCAGACGATCGGGCGGGCCGTCGAGTTCCAGACCCGGCGCCCACCGGTACGGGTTACCGTCGACCACGGACGGCGGGACCAAAACGTAGCCGCCGTCCGTACGAGTATCGACATGCTCGGCGAGCCGGCCGACAGTACAGCCCCATCGCCGCCCCGGCGGTCGACGGAAGTACCGATGCGTGCCGCCGTGCGGGGTCAGAACGAGCGGAGCGGCGGCGAGGTCGACGAAACGTTCCGGGTCGCCGCCAGGCCAGCCGTTCGCCTTGCTGTCGACGTCGATGACGGCAATCCCGACAGCGGCGACGCCGACGTTGGCGAACGGTGTCCTCGACCACCAGCTTTCGATCTGCCCGGGATCGGTAGTAGCGTCCAGGAAGCCTCGTTCGGTGATCGGATGCTTGTCGCCCGGCGCGCACGGGAACACCCGGTAGCCCATCTCGGCGTACCGCAGCGCTGCCTCCAGAAAATCGCCGTCCGCTGTGGACATTTACGCTGCGCCTCAGAAGGGAACCTGGTCGCCGTCGTAGTCGTTCGAGTCGCCCGCGGGGATCGCCTCCGGCAGCGGGCCGATTTCGTGGCCGATGATCCGCTCGTAGTCGTCACCGGCCAGGCTGCGCACGGTGATCGCTGTCGTGAGAGCAACGCCGCCGCTGTTGGCGATCGCCACGGCCTCACGCGCGGTCGCCGGCACGGGGTCGGGCGACCGCCGTTTCCACCAGGCCATCGCCTTGTGCCGGGCGTACCCCTGGTGCTCGAAGCAGATCCATTCCGATTTGAAAGCGTTCCAGCCGACCTTGTAGTCGACCCGCATAGTCCGGGGTGCGTCCTCGTCAGCGCCGCGCTTGCGATGAACTTGATAGAACACGTCCTGCACTGCGTACCGACAGGTGCTGACCTCCCGAGACAGGATGCCGGCGTCGCTGGCCTGGGCCGCGTGCTTCTCGCGTTCGCGCGGTGAGAATTCGTAGCCGCACTCAGGGCAGCGGGCGTATCCAGTCGCAATGACCGCGCGGCAGCCTGGGCACTCTTTGGCCGGAGCCTGACCGTCGTGCCATTCCAGTGGCCGCACGCACATCTGATCGACCGGGCCGTGGCGCAGCACGTTGCCGCCGAAGTCCAGGACGAGGCAGTCGGCCTTCGAGGTGTGGAGGCGGAAGCCGCGACCGACCATTTGGTAATAGAGACCGGCCGACGCTGTTGGCCGGACCAGGGCGACGCAGTCGATGTGCGGTGCGTCGAAGCCGGTCGTCAGCACGTTGACGTTGCACAGGTACTTCAGGTCGCCAGCCTTGAAACGAGCTAACGTCTCGTCGCGCTCAGTGTCGGAGGTCTCGCCGGTGACGAAAGCGCAGTCAATTCCATGACTGGTCTTCAGCGCCGAGACGATGTGCGCGCCATGCTTGACGCCGCTGGCAAAGATCAGCACGGCATTACGATTGGCCGTGCACTCCACGATTTCGGCGCTGGCGGCCTCGACTAGAGCGTCGTCATCCATCAGCTCTTCGACCTCGCCCGCGACGAACTCTCCGCCCCGGACGGTGAGCCCGCTGCTGTCGGCTTTCACTCGGCCGGCCTTGGTCACAAGCGGGCAGAGGTAGCCATCCCGGATCAGTTCTCGGACGCTGATCTCGTAGCAGACGCGGTTCAGGATGCCGTCCGGCGTACAGATTGGTCCCGTCTTGAGCCTAAACGGCGTAGCCGTGAAGCCTATGATCCGCACGAGCGGGTTGACGACCCGGGCGTCCGCCAGGAATTGGCGGTACATGCCATCACCGTCGGGCGGAATCATGTGCGCCTCGTCGATGATGATCAAATCGAAGCTGTCGAGGTCGCACGCGCGCCGGTAGACCGACTGGATACCGGCCACGATCACTGGATGCGAGGTGTCCCGCCGCCTTAGACCGGCCGAATAGACGCCGAAGCGGACCTCCGGGCAGATCGTGTTCAGCTTGTCGGACGATTGCTCGAGAAGCTCTTTCACGTGCGCCAGGACCAGGACCCGGCCGTTCCACAAGCCGACCGCGTCCTTGCAGATCGACGCCATGACCGGCGTCTTGCCGCCGGCGGTCGGGATCACCACGCACGGGTTGTCGTCCCGCGTGCGCAGGTGGTCATAGACCGCCGCCTTCGCCTCTTCTTGGTAGGGTCGCAGATGCAGCATTAGACGCACCGGATGCGGACAAGTGCTTTGCCGTCAGCTATGGGGGCACTCTTCTCGATCGACAGTCGGACGATCTGGCTGTCGTCCTCGTAGGCGCCGCCATGCTGGAGCGCGTCGAGCAACGCCTTTTGCAGGTTGTCGATGTCCCGACGCCGGTTGTCAGGCGGGTGAATCTCGACTTCGAGCGCCAGCGGCCCGGCTAGCGCCTCGACGTGGAGACGCTCGAGGATCGCGACCACGCGTTGGCGAAAGCGACGGCCTTCGCGGCTAATCAGGGTCTTCGGCCCCACCCGCCTCCAGTAGTGGTTGATGGACGGCGGGTAGGGCAGCTCGACCTCCAACATCACGAGCGCCTCCACGGCGGAGTGGCGTTCGCGGTCGCCGCTCCGTTCTGCGCCGGTGCCGGGGCTTCTTTCTTCGAGAAGCCCTTGATCTCGTTCGTCAGCTCGCCCGTGTCGGCACGCTTGACGACCTTGACGTGGATGACGAGCGGCAAGTCGTGCAACTCGAGCGAGTCGTTCGGGGCCAGGACGCCGACCGCCCGACATACGGCGGAGAGTTCCGCCCGCGCGATCTGCACGGCCTGCGCGTTCGGGTGGTCGATGTTCAGCCGGGACCACAACTTCCTGTTCTTGTGTGGTCCGTCGAGGATCTGGAACGTGAGCAACAGGTACTGGCCGGTCCCGGCCTTGTTGGCCTTCGTCTCCGAATCGGTGATGACCGCCAGGTATTTGCCGGTTGGGATCGGGTCGAATTCGCTAGTGGGCTCGACTTGGTTGGCGTCGAACCCGCGTAGGTCAGCCATCGGTCTTATCTCCTTGGGGTTGATGGTTGGGCAGGGCGGCTACGAATGCTGCCCACGACAGAGGGAGTTCTTCAGTGATCCCGTAGCGGTTCTTGGCGACACACGATGGTCCGCCGACCGCGCGCAGCACCCGCTCGCCGCCGTCCTTTCCAATGGCGTGGGCAATGGTGCGCTTGCGGTTGAAGCCCGCGTCTTCGGTCTGCGTTCGGAACTTGCGAGTCGCAAACAGGACCGCGTCGCACCACTCGCTGACGAATGCCGCCGCGTGTTTGTGCAGGCGAGGCGTATAGCGGTCGTAGGGACTCGATTCCGGGTCCTCAAACTTCTCAACGCGGGCGTGCGCGATGAGGATGACGACCATGCCCCGGTCGTTACGGAGCCGGTCGAGGAGGCCGACGATCTCGCGCCAATAGGTCAGTGCGTGGACATAGCCCTTAGCGAAGCCGCCATCGGCTTTCTCGATGCTGCTGACGCCCGACTCTCGGCAGACGCGGTCCCAGATGAGGCGCTCGAGCCAGTCGAGGCTATCGATGACGACAGCCTCGAAGTCGTGGGGTTGCGTGCAGAGCTCGTTCAGCACAGACGGGACCTCGTCGTAGGTCCTGGCCAGGGGTAACTTGGCGCAGTCGATTTCGTCGAGACCATCCTCGGTCTGGATGAAGATCGGATGCGGGGTACCAGCGGCGAACGTCGACTTGCCGATTCCTTCGGTGCCGTAGACCAAGAGCCGCGGCGGCTTGGCGACCCGACCGCGCTGGACGCGCGCTAGTGAACTCATGCGGATACGGTCCTTTCTTGTTCAAGCGGTCGCGGAAGGGCAACGACCGGGTCTACGCGAAAGCTGTCTTCGCCGAACTCCCGGGCTAGAAGACCAGCGAAGACGCGAACGACCATGCGGGCCACGCGGTTGTCGCAGGCGACGAAGATCGAGCGTTTGTCCGGGGCGACCCGGTAGCGAGCGTCCAGTCGGACGCGGACACGGCCGGTCAGCCCTTCGAGTGCGAACATGGCCAGATGCAGGGTCATTTCGGCGTCGTCGACTGAGACGTCGGGAGCGAAAACGAACTGGACGGCGCCGCTCATGACCCAGCTCCAGGCAGTTGGTTGACCGCCACGCCCGGATACATATGCCGTGGCGGTCGCACCTGTCCGGCGGTCAGTTGGCGCCGAAGCCGGCGCGTTCGAAGAAGGAGCGGGCCGAAGCGAGTTGCTTACGCACCTGGCGGCGGGAGACACCGAGCTCGTCGGCAACCGAGGAGATGGTCCCGCCGCCCATCAGCCGGCGACAAATCGCCCGCACGTCGTCTGGCATCAACTCCAGTGCATGGCGGAACGCTTCAGTGTCCTCGAAAAGAGAAATCTCATCGCGAATTTCGGCACCCGTGCGCCGCGCGACATCATCCGCCGAGACGCTGGTCGACAGAGCGTCCGTCGACGGCGACTTGGCCGCAGGGATGTCGATCGATTGTGCACGGAATCCTGCAGCGCGCTTCTTTCGAGAACGGTCGCGCAAGATCATTGCGGCGGCAGTAGTGATCACGCGGTCTGTGAAGGTGTTGAGCGATGAACGCGACGGGTCGAATTTCTCGGCCTGGCTGGTGAGCGCGAGCCAGAGTTCGTTCTCTAAATCCGGCTGGTCGGACCGCGTGAACCCCGGGCGCTTGCTAAGTTGCCGGGCTTTGAAGCCGACGAGATACGAGGCGTACGCGGTGACAACGTGGTCTTTGCCGTGCGCAGAGTACATGACAGTCTCCGTGGGGACCGGAGGCTGCCAACCGCAAGTCATTCGTCCGGTGCGGACGAAAGCGCCGTGCCGCGGTTACTCACCGCGAAACCAACACCAGCGCGACTGCGGGGTTAAGTGCCCCCCGGCTGACCGGGGGGCGTCACAACTGGTGTGGCAATGCCACAAAGCGTGTGGCATTTGAAGAAATGGAAATGCAGTTCAAGTCATCCAAGCAATTGAGCGTTCAGGGGAATAGTGCAAGTCGTAGCCAGTAAAAATGGAAGACTTCAAGTGTCGACCGAGTGTTTCATGCTCCTTCTTGATGTGATCGATGGCTCGCGAGACTGCCGTTGAGACCGATTTTCTGACCTTGTCGGCGTCGGTCTTGTCCTTTCGCAGACGGCCACCTAGGCCAGTGGCGCGGCGAACCTCGCTCGCAATCTCAGTCATTTCCCTCTGCAAGTCCTCGATCTTTCCGACATCGTGGTTCTTGCGAGCGAGGTCCAACTCTTCTTTTGCTTCCGCAAACCGTCGCTGGAGTGTCTGCTTCCCCAACCTGTCGAGGATTTCGCCGTCGGACCCTTTAGCTACTCGCGGATGGATCCCGGCGCGCAAAGAGAACAACTCGATAGCCGGGATGCTTGTATAAGGTTTGGAGAGCAAATGTGCGATGTACTCTAGCCCTACCGAATCGTGAAATGGGACCTTTTTGCCGTCGAACCTGAGCACCCACATGTCGCCCTCGCTGCGAAATACGTTCGCAGCAGCCGCTTGTTCCGTGTCCATTTGAGTGAGTACGGCCGTCAGGAAATGTGCATCGATTTCTAGTTTCCCTTCGCGCATCGACGCCATTCCGGAGAGCTGAACTATCGCTGGCGATCGGCCAGTCCAAAACTCCGGAGGCGGAATCTCCAGCGGCACAAGCACGATCGGGTGAACCAACTGTTTGCGCGCGAAGGCAGATCGGATGCTTACTGAGTCCTTGCGAAGGAGGCCCCGGGCAAACAAGACATCTCGCGACGTGCCATACCAGTCGAGTCGTCCACAGTGCCACACCCGATCAGAAGCGAGCGCCATGCAATCGCCCGTGAGCGAGTGGGCTGAGCGGATGTATTGGACCAGTCGTTCAACATCGGCTGCGAACAACCGCATTTCGGCCGGGCGCACTTCCGCACGCAGCACAACCGGACACCGCACGTAGTATCGCACGCCCCCACCGGGACCCGGGCGAGCGAGCACTCGTTCCTGGTGTCCCTGATCGCAAGCAGGACATCGGACAAACTCGGCCGTTCCCGACTCTTTTAGTAGACCTGACGAAAGCAACTGGTCGCGAGTTTCCTTGGCCCAGCGGGACATCCCGCTCGCGGGCACTGTCGCCGCAACGGTCTCGAGGATGGGCCAGAAGTAGGTCAGCGGGTCAAACATTGTCGATCCCCCACGCCCGCAGGCATTTCTCGCCCAGCACGCGCAAGTCGTCGTCGTCCTGGCTCTTCAAGTCGCACGACCGGGGCGTGACGTTAATCGTCAATAACTTTCCTCGTCGTTCGCCGTCTCCCATGAGTTGAATCCGGATGCGCACGTCCTCGACGTTGACGTGCGAGCGAGTGAGATCCCGGCTGGCCAGGAGGGCATCGAGGTTCTCGAGGGCTGAGGGCCACGGTAAGTCGACACGGAGACGCAGTAAGAGCCCGTCCAGGTCGTGGCCGACAACCGACGGCATAACGAGCAAGCGAGTGACGTGCACGTCGGCGATGCCGTCGGCAGCATCTGTCTTGAAGCGAAATCCGGGCGCCAACAGGTGGTCGAGTAGGTATGCAGGTCGCTCCGGATCGGCTGGGTCGACGTCGGTCTGTCCGAGGACGGTCTCGCAGAACAGCCGGCGTAGTTCTTGCTGAACCGGCTTGCCGCCGGACGCGATCATTTCCAGGGCGCCGGTGGCGGGTGTGTAGACGAACAGGATGGTGAACGCGGTGGGCACGTCGATTGAGTGCAGCTCGCCCTCGTCGTTGAACACCATGAAGTTGTCGGGCCAGTCCGGCAGATATGCGAAGAAGTACACCGCGCCATTGCGCCGACTGTGGTAGTGGACCTCACAGTGCTCGCCGCGTAAGTCTTTTTTGCGGTAGTAGTCGCGCAGGGCCTTCTTCAGCGCCGCGATTCTCTTCGGCGTAATTGCAATTCCATCGTGTGGGGTGCACGGCCACCGGTTCCAGAACCTGGTGCTGGCAAGCGAGTCGGCCCGGGCGAATACCACGGCCTCCTCGAAGGCGTCCCGCGCGTGCAGGTAGGTCCACAAAACCTTGTTTAACCGGCGATTCAACGCGGCCCAATGCCGGACTTTCTTCGGATACCTCTCCCGGAGTTCCTCCAGGAGCACTTTCAGGCCGGCGCTATCGGATAGTCGGTCGAAACTCTTGAAGAGGACCTGCACTTTGCGACGGCTGCCGGCAGGAAGCGCCTGGATCGCATCGACGATGGGGTCTATCTTGTGTTCCTTCAGGCCGTCCCAGGGCACGTCGAGCAGCTCGCCGCGTTCCCTGAAGAACTGTTGCAAATAGACGTTCGACATCTGCTTTAGGGCCTTGCGAAGGTCAAATGTGCTGCTCATGATCCGTCTCTGCTCCTAGTTTCCTGTGAAGTAAACAGTGAACGCAACGCTACGAAAAAAGCCCGCTCAGTCGAAGAGCAGTGCTTCGTTGGAATGCACAACAAGCCCGAGCTCCTCGAGGCGGATTCGCATCGCCTCGGGCGATACCTCAAACCGGCCAGCCAGCGGTTTGCACCAGTGTTCGACCAGGGCATTGTCGTCGACATCGCCCGCCGTGGCTCCGGAACGAGTCGGTGTCCAGCTGGCGGCCAGAATCTCGTGTCGCTGGTCGCGCAGATCCAGCGAGCAAACCGGTCTTAGGTCGCCGCGCCATTCCTCCCAAACCTGCTTGACCATCTCGCGCGGCATCAGCAGGTTTGCGGCGAACCTGTTCGCCTGCACTTCAACCGGCAGCTTGTCTCCGGACCGGCAGACGTAGTCGGGTGGTCCGTCCGCGTCGGCGAAGAGGACCCCTTGCCCCGAGTCACGCAGGTAGAGGTGGCGGTGCAACCGCCAATGGCCCGCCTCATGCGCCAACGTGAAGTGGTAGCGGCCGCGGCGAGACGGCTGTACGGCCGGGTCGAGTGTCCGATCGACGGCCACCTTTCGCGAGCTGAACCAGATGGCGCCGTGGGCATCCCCGAAGCCGAAAAGCTTCCGGAGATCCTGGATTTCGAGACAAAGCTTGAGTTGTAGTTCGACGATGTCGTCGACTGGGGTGGGCGGTTTGGTAAGGGGATAGTGGTCTCGTCCGAACTCGGCCAAGAGCAACGTCGCTTCGGCCTCGATCGCGTGTTCGCTCAGGTACGGGACACGTTTAACCACCCTTGGCCTCTTTGCCGGGATCGGATCTGTCACGCTCCTTCATTCGACGGACGTGCTCGCGGAGCCTGCGGAGCTGTTCGCTGCTAAAGCCGCTGACGTCTCTGAGCAAATCGGGCATTTCGGTCGGGCGGTTCTTAATGATCTCAGGGAGGTCTTCCGGAACGCGGCCGGCCAGCGCGCTCCATTCGTCGGGATTGGCGTTCAAGAGCTCGGCCATCCGCTTGACCCGGTCGGCAGTCGGCGGCGACACGTTTCCCTGCTCGACCTGGGACAGGTACGTCGGGCTCACCCCAACCATCTCCGCGAACTTCCGCAAGCTGTACCCTCTATCTAGGCGAGTTCGACGCAGGACGCTTCCGAATGCTTCGGACTTATCAACCATGAGCGTGACCCAATCGAAAGCTGACGCTGAGACGAAACCGATCGAGCGCCGGAGCTGGATTCCGGGTCCACACAGCTGGCGGCACCGAGCCGGACCGACCAACGTGGGAAAGACGCACGCGACGTCGCGACACCCTCAGGATGCGTAACCGTCATGGTTGAGTCTACCGGGTGCGGGCGAATCGGCCGCTCTCAAGCGGCCGTGTTCTGTTCATTGAACAGTTCACACCTCGATATAATAACCCGCGGGTCAGTCGGGGGCAACCCCCGGGCGCCCTTTCTTCAGCTCCGCCCACAAGCTCCGCTGCTTGGCAAAGCTGATCTCGGCGCAGAGCGGCCGAAGCAGTTTCTCATGGATGGGGTCGTCGCCGCGAAAGACCCGCGGAAGGTGCAGCAGTTCTTCCTGAATGTCCGGCGCCAGGTGCAAGAGGTTCATGACCTGGGTGATTCGGGGCTGCGTGACCTGTGTCAGGCGAGCGATCTCCGTCAGGTCGTTGAGCCGCCCCGATCGGATCAGTTCGTCGAAGTGCAGCGCCAACGCCATCAGCTTCGAGATGCGCGGAATTCGTCCGGCCGGGACGACCTCCGGCGCCGGCGGCTTATCGGCCATGCGCCGCCGACCGCGGCCGGTACGAACGAAGAAAACCGGCGTCTTGATCGTGATCATGCTGCACCCCCGAAGTTGGTCTTCATGAGCGTCCGGATGGCCGTGGGATGGAAGGAAACCGAGATGGCGCTTTCGACGGGGTCGAACTCGACCCGCGAAACCAGCAAGGCGATGATCGCCGCCTGCTCGCGGGGGATGAGCGTCTCCCACAGGTTGTCAAAGTCCGCGAACGCTGCTGCGACGTCCTGCGAAGTCAACTGGTCCTGTTGGCGCTCGGCGATCCGGGTGTCCAACTCCTCCAGGCGAGCCTCGGCCTTGGCGATTCGCTCGTGCAGGTCGGCGATACGGGCGGTGCTCCCCGAGTTAACCGCACCATCCACGGCGAGCTTCCGAATCTCGGTGTGATGCCAACCGAGCTCCCGCTCGGTCTGGTTGCGTTCAGTACGCATCTCGGCGACCTCGGTCTCGAACTGGGTGTTCGCCTGACGGATGACTTCGTCGCGGAGCCCGGCGTCGGAGGCGATGCAGCGGATCTGATCGACCACGACCCGTTCGACCTCGTCCGACGGCAGGGAAGGTGAGGGACATGCCTTTCTGCCTTCCTTGATGGCCGCCGTACATGTGTAGTATCTATACCTTTTTACTCCCTTGAGCGAGAACGTGTGCACCATCGTCCGCGAGCAAGACTTGCAGAAGAGGATGCCCCGCAGCAGCGCCCCGTAGCGGTTGCGGATCAACGGCCCGCCGGCGCGGGCGTTCTTGTGCATCAGGTTTTGGACCTGCTTGAAGATGGCGGGGTCAACGATGGCCTCGTGCTGGCCTGGATAGAGGTTGGTCTTGTGGCGGATCATGCCAACGTAGACGGGGTTCAAGAGCAGGGCATACAGGCTGCCCTTGTCGAATGGCTTGCCCCCACGAACCTGCCCCTTGGACGTGGTGCGCTCCTTGTTCTTCCAGCCGCGCTTGGCGAGCTCGTCCACCACCGGGAGCATGGCACCCAGCTTCAGGTACAAGTTGAAGGTCTCGCGAACTCGGGCGGCTTCCTTCGCGTTCACGACCAGCCTCGGGCTGCCGCTCGCCTTGTCCACGTCGTAGCCCAGCGCGGGAAAGCCGCCCGACCATTTCCCTTTCTTCTTGGTGGCGGCGATCTTGTCGCGGATGCGTTCGCCGATTATTTCTCTCTCAAATTGAGCGAACGAGAGCAGCACGTTCAGGACGAGCCGGCCCATCGAGTTGGCCGTGTTGAACTGCTGCGTGACGGAGACGAAGGCGACCTTGTGCTTCTCGAAGGTCTCGACCAGCCGGGCGAAATCGAGCAATGAGCGACTGAGCCGGTCGACCTTGTACACCACCACGCAGTCAACCTTGCCGGCGCGGATGTCGGCAAGGAGTCGCTGAAGTGCCGGACGGTCCATGTTGCCGCCGGTGAAGCCGCCATCGTCATAGTGCACCGCCAAGGCGCGCCAGCCCTCGTGAGTCTGGCTGGCCACAAACGCCTCGCCAGCCTCGCGCTGGGCGTCGAGGCTGTTGAATTCCTGCTCCAGCCCTTCCTCCGTGGACTTTCTCGTGTATATGGCACAACGAACGGTAGGGGCACCGGGCCGCACGCCTGGGACAGGTTTGTTCATTTGCCGCCCTCCAACTTGAAGAAGCGGTAGCCATTGCAGTGGCTGCCGGTGATCTTCCGGGCCACGGCGGTGAGCGACGGGTAGAGTTCGCCCTGGTAGTCGAAGCCGTCCGAGCGCACGACTACCTCGCAGGTCTGCCCTTTGTACTTGCGGACCAGTGTCGAGCCCGGCACCGGAAGCCGCGGGTCGATCGTGATGGGGGTCTTCCGCACGACCTCGGACACGGGGCGCTCTACGGCTGGCTTGGGCGGCATGACCCGCAACTCGGCGTCCTTGGCGAGTTCTGAAGCCCGTTTCCGTGCGCGTTCGCTTAGATCGCCCTCCGCGCGGGTTTGCAGGCGCCAGGCGATTTTGCGGATGAGGTACGCGCGGTGCCGCGATTGGGTCAGCTCGCCGAAGACCTCGGCGTAGCGTTCGGTGAGCTGGCCAGCGGTGAGCTGCTCCATAGCGAGCAGTTCCTTCTCGATGTCGATTTGCATGAAGTCCTCTCTCCTCGGAGTGCGTCAAATCCCCGGATGCCGAGACACACTGAGCCTCGGTTCTTTCGTGACATCAAGTCTATCTAGAGAGGATTTCGAGGATTCTTGCGGTGGCCAGGATGCGTTGTGTCGGCGGTTTCGGGTGTAACGCACCACGCCGCGCGCCAAGATGGCGGCAATCTGGGCGAGTTGCTGTTCCGGAGTCAGTTCCGAGGCGTTTGTGTTGTGCATGCCGACAGGCTCCTGAAAAGTTACCTGTCGGTTATGTATGCCGGAGGTCTCGCGGCTGTCCGAAAGGACGCGCGATCGAGTTGAATCGTCCGCAGGAATGTATCGACCCAGGCCACAAAACTGTCGAAGCTCGCGGCGGATCGGCTACTGAGTCACAGAGCGAATCCAATGCTCCGAAGCGAAACAGCCGCATGGAGGCCACAAGGTCCCTACCGCAGGACCGATAACACGATCAAGCAAGTAAATGAATTGACCCCGAGACGCCGATTTGGACGTGCCGCTTAGTCGGCTTTCGCCCTTACACCGCAGAAATCAAGCGCCGGCGCAACTGTGGTACGCTCCGGGCGGACGGGGATGTGCTCGGCGGGTGGCCGTCGGTTATGCGCGGCGATGCACCGCGCGCGAAGAACATTTTCGCTTCGTAAAGTATTTAAATCTAGGGGTTTTTGTTGGACAAAGGGGAATCGCCCGTGGTAATGGGAAAACACAAATACGTCGCAGACAATAAGGGGAGATTGCCCGCGGCGTGGTCAGGACGTTCGCGCTTGTCGGTCATTTCGTTCTCCCCGCCAGCATCGGCGGGTCTCTGGAGTTGACGTCCATGCTGCGCTAAGATTTTGCGCGCACTAGCCCCGCTACTCCGCGCTTTTCACAGGTGGAGCGGCTGCCGCAACTGAACAAGCTCGTTAGCCCAGTTCCTGATCGGCCCGCAAAAGATGGCCAAGCACCAACGGGAGCCGACAGCTGTCACGGAACAAATTGTGACCGTGGCGTGTAGGGGAATGACATGCCGAACACTCGAGATACCCGCCTAGCTTTACAGCTGTCACGGCGCGAGTTCTTGGCCGCGGGAGTCAGCGTCGCGACACTCGGGCAAGAACTGCTTGGTGGAGAAGTCGGCTGGGAGCTGCCGACCTTTCGGTACCAAGTTCTGCGTGACGTAGACCTGCTGGCGGTGACGTTCACCTTTGTTAACTTTCGGCGCGTGGCGGTGCCCGGCCCCAGGCGTCCCGAACCGGAAGAGTGTCTCGTCTCCTTTGGTGACGGCCGTTCAACCGTGGTGGTCGAGTTCCCTCCGCAAAACATCGCTGAAGCGATTTTTGTCGAACAGTTCGGCAGCGACGATTTCGAAGTGCCGATCATACCGGAGGACCCAAACAAGCACCTCGGCAACGTGCCGGTAGCTCCGGTGACCACATACGTCTCGGGTCCCAGTCGTGTGGCGTTCGCTGTGCCGGGCGTCCTGTATTTCCCGCTCGGCAAGACCGGCTACAGAACGGCCGATACCTGGCTGCGTGCGTTGGCGGCTTGCGCAATGCGGCTCCCGCGCAACGCTCAAGTCCCCGCGACGCCGGCGTTGCCGAAACCGGAGGAGACCTGCCTCGAGTTGCCGTTCCGGCTCTTCCTCGCCCCTTCGGGTCCCGCCCGTTGGCTCTCGTCCGCCGATACTCGGTACGCAATAGTCAGAACACTGCAGCCTGGGCAGCTGGCCGGCGTGAGTCAGGAGCAGCAGAAGCAGTCGCCGCGCGAAACTCTTCGCGTCATCGCCGCGAGCGTGCCGCTCGACCCACCGCGCTCCACGGCCACGGAGTTGTGGCACGCCACATTGTTGGCTCGGGAACCGCTTAAGCCGGCAAGCCTCCCGCCCGGCTTGGATCTGCCGGCGGAGCTACGTCCGCCCGAAGCGGTCACCTTGCGGGCCCGCGCGGTCTTTTCTCCAGATTACCGCACCGACGGTCAACCAGGGTTCGATTTGTTTTACCCGGCGCGCCGGCCACTTTCGCTGCACGCGCTGACGCGGCACCGGCTGGTCAAGCAAATGGCCGAGGGAAACGGCTGGGTGGACGCGGAGCACCTCGTGCTGTCCGCCCTGGGCGCCTCGGCCAGCCTGTCGTACGCAAGTCAGAAATCGGTTGACGATATCTTGAAAGCCCAACTCGCCACAGGTGCCGGCACGGGCGAGACGGAACTAGCGGTTTGGAAGCACCGCGTCGTCGTCGGCCGCGACGTTTACTTTGCCGAGGCCTTCTTCGGCTTCCTGTTCCCGTTCGTCTATCCAGCTGTCTACGTGGAAATCACTCAACGCAAGTTCGCCGCCCATGGGTCCGGCAAGCCCGACGACGGCTATAGCGCGCCCGGCGCCTACCTGCTCAAGCGGGCGTACATCATCGCCCAACAAACCGATCGGCAGTACACGAATTCGGACAGCACCGTCGGCCGCAACATGCCGGTTAAGAGGGCCGTCCTCGAACTGGTCAAGAGCCCGCCCCTGCTTTTGCCGCAATTCAAGCCGATAGCCAGCGATTGCACGCCGCTGCCCGCGGGCGGCGACTGGGAGGACGTGAAAGCGGGCAAGCGCCTTATCTTCGTGCCCCGCGCCTTGCAGGACGAAGCCCCTGTTAACTGGCCGGTGACCATGACGGACGAGTCAGGTCGCCAGAGCCGATCGCCGGAGTCCCGCTTCCTCTTCGCGGATAACGTGGTGCTGGGCCAGCAGATCTGGGAGCAGTACCTGAAGGATGAATTCAAGGCTTGGCGAATCCCGGCCCAGCCGATCGCCTATACGCCCGAGCGGCCGGAGATCATCGTCAGCTACGACAAGATCGGCAACGCAGCGGTACCGGATATCGGGCCCGGCGCCCGGCCGGTCAGCTTCCAGTTCGAAGAGGTCGAGCGCCGTGCCATCGCGGTCGTCGGCAAAGGGGTGCGGCAATGGCTCAAGGACACGTCGCTAACCGTCGACAGGGCCCTGGCGGGCCTCGCCAAGCTCGAGTACGCAACTCACCAGAACTTGGAAAAGATCCTTGCCACAGTTGAGGGCGATCTGCGCGAAAAGCTGCGCGCAGCGATCGCGGCGGAATGGGGCGTGGATAAAGAAACGGCCTTGGCGAAGCTAAACAGCCTGCGCAACGCGGCGATCCAGGTCATCGGTCAGGCGACGGCAACCATCAGCCGCGTAGTCGCCGACGCAAACGACAAACAGGCGGCCTTCGAGGAGTTGGTCCGTCGCCTGGAAGGCGCCGAGCAGGTCAGTTCGACGCTCGAGACGCACTTGCTCAAGTTCGGCACGAAAAAGGTCGCAGACCTGTTCGACGCCGCCAAAGGGTTACTCGAGCTGCAGCCAGGTGACGCCGATCTCAAGACGTACCTCAAACGGATCCAAGACTCGAAGGTCTCCGACTTCGTGAAGGCAAAAGTCGCAAAGGAACTGGGGGCCCTGCAAACCGAGGCCTCGGCCTGGAAGGCCCGGATCGCCAAGTACGTCAACGACATTCGGAACGCCGAGGCGGCAGCCAAGCAGTTCGGGACGGACGTCTTCCACGCTGCGGTGGACCAGGTCGCCGTCGCTATACCGGCCCTCAAGGCACTTGACCCGAAGTCGCCCGCGCGCACGATCGAACTGTTGAACGACTACTTGGCTAAGGGCATGGCGGGCGTTGCCAACGGCGTATACGCCTCAATCCAGGACGAAGTAAACAAGGTCCAGGCCGTGGCCGACCAAATCAAGACCGGCCTCGCAAAGCCGAACGCCGTCATCCAGGGCCTGTCGCGCGAACTAGGGGCGCTAGTCAGCAACGGGCGCAGCAAAGTCGAGGAGCTGGCGCGCAACGTAAAGAACCTCGACCTGAGTAGCGCCATCCCGGACGCCAAACTGTTCGGCGTGCTGCCGCTCCGCGACGTACTTGGCACTCTCCTTCGCGGTCAGGTCCCGACCGTCAATCTCATCCAATTGCCCGACCACTGGGAGCACGTCTGGGACTGGAACACGCCGCTGAAGTCCACATCCGTCTGGATCATCCGATTTGACGCCGGTGACACGAAGGACAAAAGGCGCGCTAGTCGCATCCGGCTGGTCTTGCGGACGCGCATCGACCTGCCGAAGGCGCAACAGCTCGCCACTGGGTCGATGCCCCGGGGCGAAGTTGAACTGCGCGGGTTTCTCGGCCGTTGGGACGAGACGAAGAAGGAAGAGATCGAGAAGTCGGACGACCCGGCGTTCGCGTTGGAGCTGCAAAGCTTAATCCGGGTGAACTTCGACTACCTTCGCCTGGAGGCGCGCTACCGCACCGGAGATCCCTTCAATCCGTCGCTGAAGCCGCAAATCAAGACAGTGGAGTTTCTTGGTCCACTGAAGTTCATCGCCGAACTCGAAAAGAAACTCGGCAACCTCGGCGGCGGGTTCAACCTGGACCTGACGCCACAGTTTGTCGGGGCCCGGTTCTCGGCGCAGATTCCGCCCGTCAGCTTCGGACTGTTTAGCCTGCGCAACCTGTCGATGGGTGCCGGCCTGCGGCTGTCGCTCACGGACGAGCCGCTGCGCTTCGACTTCAACTTTTCGTCCTGGGAAAACCGTTCGAGCTGACGGTGATGTGCTTCGGCGGCCGCGGCGGGTTCAAGGCCGCGCTGTTTTCCGACGGCAACCGCGACCTGGACGGCTTTTTCGAGTTCGGCGGCAGCCTAGCGTTCGACGTAGTGATCGCCAGCGGCGGGCTCTACGTCATGGCCGGCGCGAACTACAAGAAGAGCGCGGGCACCAGCGAGCTTAAGGGCTACGTCCGAGCCGGCGGCACGCTCAGCGTGCTGCGCCTGATCCACGCGTCGGTCGAATTCCTACTCTCGCTCCGCTACGACGACGACCCGTCTCGAGGCAACTCCTTGTACGGCACGGCGTCGGTCACGGTGAGCATCGATGTGTTTATCGTGAGCTTCGACGTCACGATCCCGATGGAAATGCGACTGGCCGGGTCGCCGAGGAGGTCCCCGACACGCACGCCAGCGCTCGCCCCGGCGGCAAACGGCCGGTCAGCTGCGCAGGCGGCAGTCGAAGCGGCGCCCGAACCCCCGCTGGTGTATTTCACGCGTTCTGAGGACGGCGTCGACCGGCGACGCGGACGCTTCGACAGTGCCCGCCAGTGGAACCGCGAGTACTGGAGTCAGTTCGTCCTGCCACGCAGCTAAGAGAGGTCGCCATGTCCGATAAGGCTGTTGGTCCCAAAAACCTGGTGGTTCAACCCGTCGTCGTTCCGCGCGCGGCGCGGCGGCTCGGGGATGACCGCTGGGAACTGAGCTTCTACGTTGTTTTCACCTTTCGCGCTTCGCGGCCTGACTACCAGTTGCCGTCTCAGGTGCGAAACGCTTGGCCCGAGCTGGTGGATTCCCTGTTCGGCGAAGACGGCCGTGGACGCCTGTTGATTCAGGCTGCAGGCGCCCCGGCGGCGTCGAAACTGGTGGCGCGCCGCTCAGACCAAGTCGGAGAGGATGACTGGTGGTCGTTGGAACGGGCGCGGCGGCTTTGGAGCCGCCTGGTAACACGGAGTCTGCCGAAAGACGTCGAGGCCGAAGCCCGGCGGAGTCAGTCCCCCGTGGTGGCGATCTACGAGAGTGACGCCAAATTGCTGGCGATCAATCCAAGTGCGGCCTCCGACCTGCGGCCGGCGTACCGACTCGAATCACTCAACAGCCGTGCGTTCTCCGTCGGGTCATTCGCCGCTCGCATCGAAACAATAGACCCGTCTACTGTCGAGGACAGGAATGAATTGAATGCGCTGCTGGCGCTGGCGGCGGACCCCCGGGCCGTTCTGGCCCACCCGACGGTTCAGTCTTGCCTGAAAGAGGCCTTCGTGCGATCGGCAGACAAGCCCTTTGGCCTGTCAGATCTCTTGTCGGCGTTGCGAACCATCCCAGACGCCGCCCCGCAGGAGGAGCTGGACGCGAAAGCCCAGGAACTGCGGGCCGCCGTCGTCCCGCCGGGACACACGGAAGTCGTTCGCTTCGCGCGCATCCAGGATGGCTCTCAAAACCGCGAGCCGGTCCAGCAATCATCCCGTCCCGATTTCCTGGAACTGACCGCCCGGTTCCGCCAACACCCCGGGTTGTGCCGGCGGCTTTTCCTCGCCGTCCCGGCAACCGCGACCTGGGCGGGCGCGACCGCAGGGAAGGGACGGGTGGCTTTCGTGGTCGGTGCGGCAGGCGGTGTCAAATTCCAGCACGCGGTTACAGTCTTCGACCTCGGCGCGTACTCGGACACAGACGGCCGGGAAGCGGGCTACTTCCGGGCATCACCTGCCGACGTGGCGACCTTCCTCGGCAGCACGGACCCCGTCGCCCTGGAAGTCTGGCGGCGGTACAGCCTTATGCCAGGGCCGCTGTACTGGCTGAGCCAGGAAAGCATCCTGGCCGGCGCGGCGCGCGCCGCCGCCGCTTTGCCACCGCCGCCGGCTGCCTCGCCGGCACCGACCGGCAAGCTCAACAGCAGGCAGGTTCTGGCGGACGACGCCGCGGGACGTCTCGTCAACGCCGTTAACATTTACGCGGGCCCGACCCGCACGACGGCGGAGATCCTGGACAAGCGCCTCCGACGGGTTCACGCCGCCGCCCCCGGCCAGGCGGGCGCGGCAGAGCAATTCGATCCGGCGTTGTCCCCGCAGTCGGACAAGGGCCCGGCATCCGGACCCCTCTTCGCCGAGGATCTCATGCAGGGCGTGACCATCTTTGTCCGGTCACGGCCCGCGGGCTCGGGGGCGAACTTCGATCCTTGGGCAGCGCTCGGTCTCCGCGAGGTGGAAGTGTTCGAAATCGACAAAGACGGCCAGCGCCTTCCGCTCCTGCGATTCACCGAAGAGGCCGGAACGGCGGCTTCTGTGACCATACAACCCAAGCCGACCGTGGGTACCGTCTCAGAACCGCCCGGTCTGCAGGGTACCGGGCGAAGTGTTAAGGTCCGCACCGTGGCCGCCATGGGAACGCCTGGCGAGACGGTCGCCTTCACAGTCCGGGGTCGGCCGGCAAAGACCGACGATCCGGAGCCGAGCGTGATGCGCGGAGCTTTCCACATCGATCTCACGCCCGACGACATTAAGCGGGGCGATTACGTCCGCATCGTGCCGGCCACGCGGGGCAGCGCGGCGTCCGAGGTCGCCCTGATTCCGCCGCTCCTCGCCCGAAATCTTCCGGTCCCTAAGGACGTCATACCCCTGTCGCGGCCAGCGGCCACGGCAGAACGAAAGGGAGAAGTATATCCGCTGCTGCTGACACGCGCCCACAGCCGGTTCGTGACGGCCGCCGGCGCCGCGACTTCCAACGCGGACGCCGTCTCCAAATTCGAGCAGGTCCTTGTCGAAGGCGAGCGACGGACCTACATGGCGCGAACCTTCGCGACACTGTCGAAACCGGTGGGAGTCCGGCCGTTACCAGAAGAAACCACCCTCGGCACGGCGGAGTGGATTACCAAGCCTGCGGTAGCGCCTGCAGGGGTGGTAAACCCGTTCACGGCCGCCCCCGCACTGCAGTGGTGGCACTTGTCGCCGCGTACAGATCGCTGGCGGGTGATCGACGTGCCAGGCCCGGCGGCACCGGGTCCGTGGGGCACGCCGCTGGCCGATGCGACGCTCGAGCAGGTTTGGTTACTGACCTCGTCGCCCTTGGCCTCGGTCCGCGGCCGCACCACGGAACTGGGGTTCGAGCTGACCCTCAAGCTTACGACAACGAAACCACCGAACCCAATCAAAGTGGGAAAGTTCTTCATTGCGGACGCGCCGAATGGTATTTCCGCGCAGCAGAAAGTGTCCCTCGCGGCCACCACGCAGTTCGACGCGTTAACGGCCAACGTGTTGCTTGTACGACTAGAAGGTTCGGCCAATCCATCAGGCGGCGAGGTCGTTCTCACGCCCGAACGCTTCGAGGTCGTCAGCTCCTTCGCCGACGAAAAGAACTCAGACATCGGTGTTAGGCCCCCGGCCCTGCGGTGGGTTCTGCGCCTTGTTACGGCCTCAGGCGAGGTGTGGCGGGCGAACTGCGAGGACAAGCACCCGCATTTTGACAAGGATTCGTTACCGATCCGCCGCCCGACGGCCGTTCGCGGCCGGTGGATCGAGTTGATCGGCGTGCCGTCGGGGCGAGTTCTCGCGGTTCGCGGTTGGCCCCAAGATCTCATGGGAACGCTCGTCAAGGGCACCGGTGAAATCCACGACCTGTTGCTTCCCGACGCCAGCCGGTTGCAGGTGAAGGCCGCCTGGCCGCTCGGCGACCGGCAAGTCGTCTCCGGGTTCGTGCCCTTGGCAGATCAATTCCCGCAGTCCCCTGTCTTGGACGGACGGATAAAGGAAGAATTCGTGCTGGCGGCGGGCGAGGTGACGCGCATCGAGGTGCGTACGGCGGACACTACGCTACAAGGACAAATACCCGGCGTCAGTCCAGGCGACGTGCTGGTTGAGGTAAAGGCCAGCAGCGGCGCGATAGTCACCCTTCGGGGTCCTGCTGCTGCCGATGGCCCAACGAACGTCGCACCGATAGCCACGGAATTGCCGGGTCGGCTGCTCCGCGACATGGAGATCGGCGAATTCTCGGTCGCGCGTGGACACTTCGACACCGCCGTCAAACAGCCCGGCTGGATCGAACTGACCCGAGTGCCGGCCCCGAAGGACGCACCGAAGTGGTGGCGTTTCACTACCGCGTTGGTCGGACGATTATCGCCGCCGGACGCCCATTCAAACCTTGTTCTCTCTGAGGGTACCGCGTCTTCGCGGCCGTACACCCTCGATACGCTCGCCGGCGTCCGCCGCACCGTCTGGTGGCACTCGGATGAAACAGTCAGCGCCGTGACTCTGTCTCAATCAACGGTCATGGTGGCTGGCAGCACAGTCGTGCTGGCGAGTACCATTTCGGAATACAAGCCACCGCCAGCGGAATTACCGGTAGCGGCCCCACCCCGCCCGGTTCACGCCATCGCGAGCGAACTCATCGCGCGTTGGGACGGGTGGTCGCTGGCGGTTCCCGCGCCGGGACGGGCCCACAAGAACGAAGGCACGGGTAGCGATCCCAAGCCGTACCTGGACTTCTCGCTGCGCTGCTACCGTCCCGACCTGAGTTCCATGGAGAATGCCTGGAAGGAGTGGTGGCGCCTGCCCGCCCTGAGGTTCGGACGCGAGTACCAGCTCTGCCTCCGCCGCGCCGACCTCGCGGGGAATCATGTCATCGACGAACATTTTCCGCCGTCGAAGCTGCCGGGCGCGGCCTTCGGCTGGGCCGAAGCGCTCGTCTTTCAGGAACTGCGCCACGCGCTTTTCGAAGCCGCATCGCAAGCCAAACTGGCGATGGCCGACGCGGCCCAAGCCGCGTTCGGCACCCTCTCCTTCAAACGGGCCGATCGGCCGGCGCCGCCGGCGCTGGCATTTGCCAAGGACGCGTACACGCCGACTGACGCAGCGGCCTTGGGGATGCCGGAACGCCCTCTCCCGCGAGAGCAAGACGATTTGCAGATCGCCGACGGAACCAGGGACGAGACCATGTGGCTGGTCACGGACGTCAGGACTGGCGCTAGCGACGCCCAAGATGCCCGCGCTGTGTTGCTGCCGCCACCCTGCGCGGTCGAGACCGTTCTGATGCACGGCGTATTCGATCGCATGCGCCCCGACGAAATCGCGTCACAGATCCGGTTAGGCGAGCGCTACGTGGACCACGGCTTCCTGGGTGTCGACTCCGGCGGGATTCTCAACTACCTTGCAGATCCGGCGGCCAGGCGGGTGGCCGTGTGGGTGCGGTCGGGCGGGGCTGTCTTTCCTCGCGGATCGGCCGACAAGGCTAAACAAGTTGGGCCGCTGTTGAACTGGAACGGTGACGGCAGCCCGAAGGCAAGCCTGCTGCGGCTGGAGATCGACAAGGCCGAATACGTGCCGTCAGCCCGGCACGACGCCCGCGCCGCCCTGCCGGCACAGCCGATCAGCGTGGACGCCAGTGCGAGCCCGCCGCGAATATCGGTGGCGCTGCCGCCGGGTGTCGAGGCCGAGGCGGTGCTAGCCTGGACAGGTACGGACGATTCTTCCCCACCGGGTCCCTTCCACAAGCAAGACGAATGGCGGTCGGTCCCTCTGGTTCACGTCCTGAACGGGCCGCGCTCCCCAGGTGCCTGGGAGCGCCTCGAGGAAGTCGTTCCCATTGCAGTTGCCGGCGACCCGCCGCCGACCACGCGCACGCTCTCCGGGTCGGTGCGTGCCGACCTACCGACGACCGGCTGGTACACGGTGACCGGGTACTGGAACGACCCGTGGGACGAGCGCCAGTCCGCGCAATTCGGCGAGGCGGAGGTCGAGGCATTGACCGACGCTGCGGGCGCCATCCGTTCCGTGCGAGTAGCCGACGGTGGCTTCGGGTACGGCAACAGCGCGGTCGTGGTGGTGGAGGCGCTGAATCCGCAGAACGGCGACGTCGTCGCTAGTTTTATCCCCCCGGTCCTCGAACCCGTCGTGTCGCAAGCGGCGGCGGACGGGAACGCAAACGATCGTCCAAGCGCCGTCGGTACTGTCGCACAGGTACTCGTTCACGACGGCGGCCAAGGTTTTGACAAACGGCAAATGTGCTTGCGCGTCATCCGCCGGCCGCCGTTCCATCGCTCAGCGGAGGCCGGGCCAGTGCGGACCAACGGGGATGGCGCCCTGGTCGGCGAAACGGTATCGGTGCCAGCCTCGGGAGGCCGCAGCGTCGTGCAAGAAGTGATACGCATCGCGCCACGGAATGCGGGCGACCCGGACGAAGAGAAGCAACCAGAGCGCGGCGGTTTTTACGCATCGCCGCCCTTCGTTGTGGCGCACGACTCGAGCGGCCAAGGGTACGGGGCCCGTCTCCGGGCGCAGTTAGACGGCGCGGGCGGTGTCGCATATGTCGAGGTCCTGGACGGGGGGACGAACTACGGTGACGGCACTTACCTCCGCTTTTACACCAACCGCTACGACTTCCCCGAGCAGTCGATCGCCTTCAAACCTGACGGACCCCCGCCGGCCGAGCAAATAAGGTTGACGCTGGTCCACCCGCTCGACACCCGCGGCCGGCCCGTCGATTACGTTGTGGAGTTGGCTGGCCGCTTCCGCAAATACCTGCTGCCGTTTGCCGGCACTAAGAACCCGACAGGGGGAGAGACGGTATTTCCACCACCCGGAGATCCTCGCAGGATCCGTTTCCGCGTGCCCCGGGTCACGCCGCCGCGAGGCGTGGACTTCGTGTCGATGGACCGCCCGCGCAAACCGTCCGTCGCCTACCTTATGCCGAGCTTTGTGTGGGTCGTCGACGGGAAACCACGGCCAAACCTAAAGGACGCGCGAAAGGCATTCGTCGGTGGTAAGCTGCGACGACTGACCGTGCACCGCCATACGGCCGTGCGCGTCTACCTTCGGCGGCCGTGGCACGGCAGCGGGCCCGAAACCCTTGGCGTAGCGGTCGCGCCGGCGATTCAAAACACAGTTCGCCAACCGGACGCCACCCAGCGCTTCGTCGACCCAAAAGACAGTGGCGTACTTAACGTCCGGCGTTACGACGGTGGCGGCACCGACACGTCCGAGCCGCTTGAGTACCACGTGTTGGCTAAGAGTGCGCGTGCCGTGGTCTCGCGCTGGGGCTTCGACCCGGCATGGCATGAAACCGCTCTGCCGCCACTAAACGTCGACCACTTCCCGGCCAGAATACCGCGCGAGGGTTATGAGTGGCTGGGTGAATTGGACGCGAAGCAGCCCGCGGTGGCATTAGCAGTCCACGCTATCGCCTATGACGCGGCCAGGGAGCTTTGGTACGCCGACATTCCCGTTGACCTGCGGGACGACGGCCGATCGCTGGGCACCAACCCGTTCGTCCAGCTGGCCGTGACCGCCTTCCAGGAGAACGGGCTTCCTGGGCGGCGAGTCTCCCCGGTCGTCCAGTGCGACATGATTAAGCTCGGCGGCGAGCGCACCGTCGAAGTAAACCGGTCCGAGCCGCTGCTCTTCTCAGTCACCGTCGGCGGCGGCTTCGAAATCCCGGCCGGCCCGTTCCCGCGCCGTTCCCTGGTAGCCGAGTTGAACGGCCGGCCCGCGGCGCTGGCGGCCGATGTCGTGACCTCCGTCGAGCCCGGGCAGTCAGGCGCCCCGCTGCCCGTCGCGACGTACCCGCTCGCGTGGCGTCGCAGCAGCGGCGCGTTCGCGGCCGACATTCGCCTGGACGCCGGCCAATTGGCCGACGCCCGCGCACGCGGCAGCGCGGTGCTCTCGATCAAGGAGACCGAAACATATCTCGCGGCCGAAGGCCGCGTGGACGGGTTGGGCGAAAAGAGCCACACGACCAGGGCCCACATGACGGCCGACCGAGTCGTTTTTGCCTTAACGTTTGACCTCTAGACGTGACACCCAAAGGAGTACACGGCAATGGCCCGCAAGCAAAACCGTCGGGAATGGCTGGTGGCCTCGGCTACAGCCGCGGTAACGGCGGCGCTTTTCCCAGGCCGGTCCCCGGCCGAAGGGGCCGCCGACGGCGGCACGGAAGCCAAACTTTGGTCGGCCCAAGCCGACAAGGCTCGGGCCGCCTTGGCCTTCTGGCAACAGTTCCTTGCTCTGCGGCGCGGCCCGAACAACGACCAACCGCTCGACGACTCCTGCCGGGACCGCTTCCTGTGCGTCATCCGTGCCGTCTCTTGGGTCGAAAGCAAGCACGGCACGGCGGGCAGCCACCAACCGGCCCGCGACCCCATGCAATGCGGCAACCCCGCAGACCACTGGTGGCAACAGTTGACCGGCCAGACGGCCTCCAGCGATCGGTTCGTAGGCGGGCCGGGTGCTGGCAACTATTACGCCAAGGAGTTGCCCGACAAGGCTAAGGACCAGCCCGGCTTCCCCGCCGACGCACGGCTGACTCAATTGGCCGACAAGACAAAAGGGCATAACGACGCCAACTTCAATGCGGCGATGAGTTACGTTTGGGGCGTCGTGTATCTGCTCCACCGCATCAACACTCACCCGGACCTGGGTGCGGACCGGCGGACGTACAAGTGTGGTGACTGCGCTGTAGCGCGTATGAAAAAGGGCGCTGTGGCCTATAACGGTGGTGGTGACCCGATGTACGGCCAGAAGATCGACGAAGCTTACGCCATTATCAAAAGCTGAAAGAAGCCAAAGCGCGGTCTAGCACCCGGCAGTGGCCGACAACAGCCTTTAGGCGCGACGGGCGCGGAATTGCGGCGGCTGGAAGGCCGCGCGGGTTCGGTGCGCTTTGCCTCGCGGTCTCCCCGGATGGCACGCGCGCCGCGTCTAGCGGCGAAGACTTCGCTGTGATCTTGTGGGATCTCACAAACGGACGCGAACTTTGGCGGCTCGACGGTCACCTAGACTGGGTCCGCGCCGCTGCCTGGACACCGGACGTCCGCCATGTCGTGTTCGGGAGCGACGACGAGACACTATGCGTGTGGGACGTGACCTCGGGCGATCTGTTGAACCGATTCGCAGATACCGGCGGTTCGGTGCTATGTCTCGCCGTAACGCCGGATGGCCGCTTCGCCCTAGCTGGTAGTGACGACACCACTGTCCGGAGTGGGAGTTGACGACCGCGTGATCGCCATCGCGCGGCCTGTGGTCAATGGCTGATTCTCGAACGCCAACTCTTTACGTTTGTGCTTTAGTCACAAGCTACCAACAGTGGCAATGAGCCTTCCGCACGCCGCCTATGCGCTATTGATGCGGGAAGCGCCCCGGAGCGCGGCGACGAAGGTTTCGGTCAATGACTCGATACTGGTCTGTCCGTCGGGTTCGCCAAAGGGCGAGCTCTGCGCTCCGGCTAACGCGGGGTCAGAGGGCTCCTTGGGACCGAGCACGGGGCGGAGCCGGCGCCAGACCAGGTCCGCCGCCCGCAAGCACCGCTGGATCGTTTCCCGGCCCACCCGGATGCAGTAGTCCCTGCGCAGCAACAACACCACCGTTTCACACGTCCAGCGGCTGCGGACAAAGCCATAGTGAGTCGGGCACTCCATCCTCACTCACCGCAGGACCAGAGCCAGCCACCATTCCCGCACGCACGACCGCCTGGGCGACCGGCTCGTAACGCTCGCTATGCCTTCCTTCAGGTAGCGTTCATGTAATGCATTTCACGCAGCCGGGTGCAGCCGCCGCCACACACGGTATACAGGCCTCCGGTCCTGCAAGACAAGCGACAGCGCATCCCGCAAGCGCTCCAGCGCATCCGATCGCTTCCCACACGCTGCAACCTTGAGGGCTGATCCCCCTGGTGTAGCTCTCCTTTATTTGCTGTGCCTCGCCTAGCCAGGCGGCCGCATATCTGGCCCGATTCGGTAGTTTCATCGCGTGATTCCTCTCTTTTTTAAAATCCAACTCTACACGAGTGCCGGCCGGTTTTGTTGCACGCGACATCCATTCTTTCTCACTGTTCGAGAAAGAATGGATGTTGTACCGCGTTTCTGGGTCCGCCATTTCACGATCAACAGACGGTGTTCTGACACGCGATTTGGCAGAGACTTTTGGCAACGCCGGAGAGTTGGTTACATGCGGTCATACAAAGGTCGCACGCGATGTTGGACGCGCGGACGCCCGCCTTGGTTGTTCGCTCATGGGGCGTCACGGTCTCAGCGTGGACTGTA